CGGCGCTTTGCCCCTCTCCGACCTCTGCCATGGCGGCACAGCTTGCCAGCCAATTGGCAGGCCTTTGGTTGTATAGGGCGCGCAAAACTTCACCACGTTATGGTGACGCGGCATTGATTTTGGCCATAAATGTCAAATTATAGGATTGACGCGTCAAAATGCCGTGATAAAAGGGACGCATTAACGAATGAGGTAATAACGCAATGACAATGCAATCGCTCATCTGGCTGGCAATTTTATTCCTGCCTATGCTTCCTATTATAATTGATGAATTAAAGGATTAATCAAAATGCACTTCCCCCGTATATTCTCCACCGATAGTGCAAAAGCCGCCAAGGCAAGCGGCTACGGCTATCTCAATGCCATTCAATATATGGCTCCGCATTCAAGCGCGGGCGTTGGCAATCTCTGTAGCCATGCAAGCCCGCAATGTATCGCGCTTTGCCTTGGCACCCATAGCGGGCAAGCGGCTATGGTTTCGGACCTTGCCAATGGGACAAATGCAACACGCGAAAGCCGCAAGAAAAAGGCGCGGCTTTTTATGGCCGATAGGGCCGCTTATATGAATGAGCTTGCTCGCTCCATCATTAAAGTTATTCGCGACGCAAAGCGCGACGGCTTAACGCCTTGCATTCGGTTGAACGGTTCAACCGATATTTCATGGGAACGAATACGATTTAACCTTGACGCAAAAACGATTGCCAAGCTTGAACCGATAACCGGCAAGCTTCGTCGAAACGAAGGCGTTACCTTGCTGGAATTGTTCCATTGGGTGCAATTCGTCGACTACACCAAAAACCCGAACCGCCTTGGCAAGGCCCCCGGTAACCTTGATTTGACGCTATCATATAGCGGAAACAATAGTGACGAATGCGTTAACGCATTGCTTGCGGGCCATAACGTCGCAATAGTTTTTCATGGCGGATTGCCGGAAAGCTTTGCAGGCTTCCCCGTTATAAATGGCGATTTGCATGATTTACGCCACCTTGACCCGAAAGGCGGTTTTATAGTTGGATTGACGCCTAAAGGAGTAACCGCAAGGCGCGATAAAAGCGGATTTTGCGTTAATTGGCAAGCGGCTAGCGGATTAGAGCTTGCGCTTAAGTGGCGCAACTATGTTGAAATAAACCGCATTTTGGCGGCATAATTGAAAGGCAAGGCAATGAAAATTGACAATAGCGTAAAGCAATGGCAAGCCTATTGCATAACGGAAAGCGGCGATTTTATCCAATGGAGCGGATTGCGCCATAGGCAAGCAAAGTGGAGATATGATTTTTTAATGCGCGGCATGTTATGGCGCGGGCAAAAGCTTAAGGCTTGCGGCTATCAATTGGATAGGTCCGACAAATATAACATAGGCACAAGCCTTAGCCAGATAGGGGCGAATATATGATAAGCCTTAAGCAATGGCGCAAAGCCAGAAACCTAACGCAAGAGCGGGCCGCACAAGCCCTAGGCCTTAGCTATAGGCACTATCAGAAACTAGAAGCGGGCCATTGCCCGCTAACGGATAGGACAATGCTTTTGATGCAATTGCTTTGACGTTGCGAACAATCGAATAGACTAGGCGGCCTTTTGTGCCGCCTTTCTTTTGCCCGCGCTTTGCCCCTATGCCCCTGCCCCTTGCCCCTTGCCCCTTGCCCGCATTGCCCGTGCTTTGCGGGCTTTTCTGTGCAAGCTTCATAGGGCCGTTTTAAGCATAGGCGCAAAGCCAATGGGGTAACCCTAGGGGAAGGCTTGTTTTGCGCTTGTGCGGGCTTGTGGCGCGGCCCTAGGGGGTTGTTTAGAGGGGTGGCAGGTCGGGTCCTTCCAGCCGATCCAGCCCCACGGGTGATTAGGAGCCCAATAAATTTGCAGAGAGAGCAATTTCCAGACCCATTTGTGAAATATTGTTACCAAAGCCCGAAATAACAAAAGCCTAGACAAAAACGCTGGCAGGTGTCATTTAATGGAAGTGCCGCCGACGAAGACCGTATCTGGGGGAAATCGGGGACAAATACGCCATTAAAACACCGGAGATATATGGCGGGCGGCACTTTATAGAATTGGGGAATAAAAATTTTGATGCAATTTCGGAACCCATTATGAAGCAGGAAAGAAAGCCCACCACTGGCGGTGTTCTCATAGGATCGTCTTATGACGAGGCCCGCACCCGTAAAATTAATGCCGAGGCCGAGATCGCTGAACTGGAACTGGCGAAGATACGCGGCACCCTATGCCTGACCGACGATGTGGTGAAGGCATGGGAGACAGTTCTTCACGCCTGCAAGGCCAAATTCTTATCGCTCCCCACCAAGGTCGCCCCAGTCGTGGCGAACGAGAGCGATGTCGCTGTGGTAAAAGACCACATGGAAAATGCTATCAGGGAGGCATTGCTTGAACTCTCCAATTATCAACCAGCAATTGATCCAGTCAACACGGGTTCCGCTGCTGTCGAACCTATCGCGGGCGATGAAGCGCCTGACGCCCCCGCCAAGAATGTCAGTCGCAGAGTGGGCCGACCAAGAAAGGCGGCTGGACTCTCAAAGTAGCGCAGAGCCGGGGCGCTGGGTTACTGCTCGCGCCGAGTATCAACGCGGCATTATGGATGCCTGCTCCGATCCCCTGATTAAAGAGGTGGTTGTCATGTGCGGGGCGCAGCTTGGCAAGTCCGAGATGCTGCTTAACACGATTGGCTATCACATGGCGCACGATCCTGCGCCGATCCTGATGATGCAGCCTACCGTCGATATGGCGCAGGCGTTCTCGAAGGACCGTATCACTGCGGGCCTGCTTCGCTCAACTCCCTGCCTGCGGGAAAAGGTAAAGGATTCGAAGGCCAAAGATGCGAACAATACAACTCTGCACAAGGTATTTGCTGGCGGCGCTCTGTCTCTTGTTGGCGCTAACAGTCCATCTTCCCTTGCTTCTCGCCCGATCCGTGTCGTTCTGTGTGACGAAGTTGATCGATATCCCCCTTCGGCTGGTGAGGAAGGCGATCCAATATCTCTGGCTAAAAAGCGAGCGGCTACCTTCTGGAATAGGAAGGTAATCCTAGTCTCGACTCCAACCAACCGGAATGCTAGCCGGATCGAGTCGGCTTATCAGGAAAGCGACCAGCGCAAGTTCATGGTGCCTTGCAAGGATTGCGGCCACGAACAGGAACTGAGGTGGGCCAACGTTCAGTGGACGGACGAAAATCCGCACACGGCTTATTATAGCTGCGCCGAATGTGGTTCGATCTGGAGTGATTCCGACCGGCATAAGGCTGTGTCGAAGGGGAAATGGGTGGCGCACAGTCCGTTCAATGGCGTGGCTGGGTTCCATCTCAACTCACTTTACTCGCCTTGGACGGTGCTATCGGATGCGGTCGAGGACTTTCTGGCTGCTCGCAAAGACCCAATGCGGCTTAAAACCTTCGTCAACACCTTTTTTGGTGAGACGTGGGAGGATCAGGGCGAGGGTGTGGACGATTATGCCGTTGCCCAGAGAAAGGAAGATTATGAAGGCATTCCTGATGAGGTTGTGGTTCTCACTTGCGGCGTTGACGTTCAGGATGACCGTCTGGAGGTCGAGATTGTCGGCTGGGGAGCCGGTGAAGAAAGCTGGCAGATAGAATATCATGTCCTCTACGGCGATCCATCCACGCCAAGCCTATGGGCCAAGCTGGATGAGATTATTCTGGCGACCTATGAGCATCCGTCCGGCGAGCCTATGCTGATCCGCGCCACTTGCATTGACTCTGGTGGTCACCACACGCGGGCAGTTTACAATTACGCTAAGACTAGGGCGGGCCACAGGGTCTACGCCATCAAGGGCGTCGGCGGAGAGGGTAAGCCTATCGTTGGCCGTCCGTCTCGGAACAATATTGGCAAGGTGCCGCTCTATCCAATTGGCGTCGACACGGCCAAGGAGTTGCACTATGCCCGTCTAAGGATAGATGAGGCTGGCGGTGGCTATTGTCACTTTCAGGCCAAGCGGGATGACGAATATTTCAAGCAGTTGACTGCGGAGAAACAGGTAATCCGCTATCATAAGGGCTATCCAGTGCGGACTTGGGTCAAAAACCGGACCAGAAACGAGGCGCTTGACGTTCGCGTTTACGCCATTGCGGCTTTTCATATCCTCAATATTAATATAGATAGCATTGTGAAGCGGTTCTATGCTAATATCGAACGAAGGTCGGACACTCCGGCCAAGGTTGAGGATGCTAGGCCGCATCCGTTGGTTCCAAAAAGGGGGCCAAAGCGTGGTGGCTTTGCTAATAACTGGCGTTGAGGGGTAATGGCAAATCTTTTTGATGAAAGCAATGCCCCAGAGGGCGAGCCGGTAAAGATCGTTGTCGGCGATTTTATCCAATGGAAGAAGACCGATTTGGCGGCTAGCTACCCGCCTGCGACCCATAGTGCTGAGTATGTGGCGCGGATTGCGTCGGGCCAGAGCGGCGAAATTAAGATACCAGCCATTGAGCGCACAGGTTATTATCTCTTTCAAGCGTCAAGCGCCACAACCGCTGCTTTTGAAACTGGTTATTACCATTGGCAGCTTGAGATTACGCAAACCTCGACCAACAACCGGATCGTTGTCGAGCGCGGCGAGTTCGAAGCCATCGCCGATCTCGACAATAACGGTGCCGACCCGCGCACTCATGCAGAGATCATGCTTGACAAGATCGAGGGGCTGCTGATTGGTCGTGCTGACAAGGATGTTTCGTCCTACAGCATCCAAGGTCGCTCGATCTCCAAAATGACGATTGCCGATTTGCTCCAGTGGCGCGATTATTATCGCAAAGAAGTCAACCGTGAGCGTAGAGAAAACGATATTGCTCTTGGCAAGACCACTAAAACCACGATGAAGGTTAGGTTCCTATGAGTCTGTGGCGCGATATACTGGGTTTGCCTGAAAAGAGCGGCAAAGTTTCGAAGCGTTCTTATCACGCGGCGAACACTGGTCGGCTTTTCGCCGATTTTCTTGCGTCTAGCCGCAGCCCTGACAGCGAAATTAAGTCCGATCTTGTCACCATGCGCAACCGTTCGCGGGCGCTGGCGCGGGATGATGTATATGTAAAACGCTATTTGACACTCCTTAAGACCAACGTGGTTGGCGACAAGGGCATGGTGCTACAGGTGAAAGCCCGTAACACCAATAACACGATGGACACCATCGGTAACCAGATTATCGAGGATGCTTGGACGCAGTTTGGCCTGAAAGGCAATTGTACCGCAGATGGACGCCTTAGCTGGGTCGATCTACAGAAGTACGTCATCGAGGCTACGGCGCGTGATGGCGAGGCTTTCATTCAGGTGGTCCGCAATCGTGCATTCATTCATGGCGTTGCGTTCCATCCGATTGAAGCCGATCTGATCGATGAGCAGAAGAATCAGCGCCTGAAGGATGGCCGCGAAATTCGCATGGGCATCGAGGTTGACCAGTATCAGCGGCCTGTCGCTTACTGGGTCAAGAAGCGCCACCCCGGCGATTATGACTTTTCTACGGTTACCATTAACGAATCTACGCGGATCGAAGCCAAGAACATAATTCATGTTTACGATCCGATCCGCGCTGGTCAGACCCGTGGCGAGCCTTGGATGCACTCGGCAATCAGCCAGCTTAAGATGCTGAACGCGCACCGTGAAGCAGAGTTGGTTGCAAGCCGCATGGCTGCATCGAAGATGGGTTTCTTTACGTCTGAGAGCGGCGAGGATGCCCCTGCGGACGATTACGAGAATAACGTCCCGATCATTGATGCGGAGCCGGGTACGTTTCATCAGCTTCCGGCTGGTGTTGATTTCAAGCCGTTTGATCCCAGCCATCCGGCGACTGCTTTCTCGGATTTCCAGAAGGGCATCCTGCGCGGGATCGCATCTGGCTTGAACGTATCTTATGCCTCTCTATCTAACGATCTTGAGGGAACCTCTTACAGTTCGATCCGACAGGGGGCGCTGGAGGAGCGTGACGCTTATAAGATGATGCAGCAGTTCCTGCTGGATCACTTCGTGCTTCAAGCCTACGGGGTGTGGCTGATGCACGTTATGGAGTTCGGCTATATTCCGATCCCAGCGTCACGCTTCCCCAAATTCTTCACAGCCAGCCATTTCCGTGGACGCGGTTGGCAGTGGGTTGACCCGCAGAAGGAAGTCAACGCTGCTGTCGAGGCGATGCATAACGGCATCATGTCGATGCAAGATGTTTCGACCCAGTATGGCCGCGACATCGAGGAAACTCTGAGCCAGTGGCAGCGCGATAAGGAACTGGCTGACCAGTTCGGCCTTGAATTGGCCTTCTTCCCATTCGGCGGCAACAAGGCTGCTAAGGGGATGGATGTCGAGGATAGCGACAGCAGTGACGATCAGGATGAGGATGATGCACCTGTGCGTTCGATGGCTCCAACCTTTATTCAGGCACCTCCGGTTGAGGTTCAGGTCAAGCACATTGAATTGGCACCGGCCAGGCGGTCAATCAAGCTGGTTCGGGATGCAGAAGGCGTTGTGATCGGCGCTGAGATTGCGGAGGACGAAGATGGCAATTGAGACTGCGCTTTGCCGGTCGTACAAGGCCGAGGTGATGGACGGGGTTCATAGCCGGTCTGATGAGTATCGCATGGCTCTTTATACCGAAGCTGCCGTCCTCGATGGGGAAACCCAAGCCTATACGGCTGATGGCGAGGTCGAAGGACGCGGTTATGAGGCTGGCGGCATTGTCCTGACTGGCATTGCCTCTGGCTTTTCTGGCAATGCGGCGATCATCAACTTTGACCAGCCAGAGTGGCGACAGGCCACCTTCGAAGCGGCTGGGGCGCTGGTTTATAACGCCAGCAAGGACAATAGGGCCGTTGCGGCCCTAAGCTTTGGTGGCAATGTCGTTTGCAGAAATGGACGCTTTGCTGTAAACATGCCGAGTGACGGCAATGGACTTATAAGGATCAGGTAATGGCCAACGCAATTTATCCGCTTTACAAGCAAGCCCTGCTTGATGGTGCTGCAAACACCGACATTAATGATCTGACCGTCAAGGTTGCGCTGGTTGATACTGGCGCTGGTGGCTACACCTACTCAGCAGCGCATGAATTTCTGACTTCGCTTACCGGCGTTGTTGGAACGGCACAGACCATCGCTGCCACCACGGTAGCCAATGGCCTATTTGATGGTGATAACGTGACTTATACCGGCGTGACTGGTAACTCGGTTGAGGCTCTGGTTATCTATATTGACACCACGGTAGCTGCTACTTCGCGCCTTGTGGCTTACATTGACAGTGGAGTTACCGGCCTTCCTGTCACACCGAATGGCGGGGATATCACTGTCACTTGGAGCGTTTCTGGTATCTTCCAACTTTAAGGCTTGCCATGCTGCTGCTAACTTCAACTTCTGACATTATCCGCATTGTCACTGGCAGCGCGGCTGACGTCGATGTCCATGCTTCCTATGTGGATATTTCCGGCACGACTGTCACGCCGGGACGCACCAACACGACCCCAATCACTACGGCAACGACAACGACTGTTGTGGCATCGCCCGGTTCTTCCACGCAGCGTAACGTCAAGGCGCTGTATGTTCACAATGTCAGCAGCACCGTGGCGACAACGGTAACTGTCCAGCATTTTGACGGCACAACTAATATCGATCTAGTGAACTGTACGCTTTTGCCTGATGAACATCTCAATCTTAACGAAAATGGCGCTTGGGTTCACCGCACGGGCACGCTGGCAGAATATACCTTTCAGCCGCCTGCGGACGCAAATCTTGGCATCACTGGCACACTTGCCGAAAGCATTCCTCGCGAGATTTGCCCTGAAGTCAATACCACGGTTGCGGCGTCTGGTACGCTCAACATGCAGCTTATCTATCTGACGGCTGGTCAGTTGGTTTCGAATATCACGATTGCAAGCGCAACGACTGCGGCGGGTACACCAACAAACTATTTCTTTGCGCTTTACGATATTAACCGTAACTTGCTTGCGCAGTCCGCAAACCAGACCACTAGTGCTTGGCCTGCCAACACTGTCAAGACGCTTGCTATGACCACGCCCTATCGCGTTCCGGTCAGTGGTGCGTATTATATCGGCTACATGATGACCGCGACTACGGTTGCAACGCTCAAGGGCGGCACGGCAAGGACCGGCGGTCAGTTGGCTAACTCTGCCCCAATCATCTATGGCACTAGCACAACCGGCCTGACAACCAGCTTGCCGACCACGGCGGCTGCAATCACCGGCACGACTGCGAGCATTTACGCAGCCGTAAGCTAATGGCAGGCACTTTTGATCCTCAATTAGTCCCAGTTGCATGGTTTGATCCAGACCTGCAACCGGCTGGCTGGTTTGACGATGATTCTGTAGCCAATCAAAATTTTGGGGGATTGTCGCCGTCCCTCTATACCAACACTCAAACTTTTTATTCGGCTACTGTTGGTCGTGGCACAATAACGCTTGCCCCGAATCTACTGACCAACAGTCAGACTTTTTATGGGGCGACAATCGCGCAAGTCACGGCGCTGACGGCACCATTTTACACCAACACCCAAACATTCTTCGCGGCCACCGTAACGGCTACGCGGGCGCTAAGTGCGGGCCTGCTTACCAACAGCCAGACCTTTTATGCGCCGACTGTAACGCGGCTAAATAGCCTGTCGGCGAGCCTTTATAGCAACGGCCAGACCTTTTATTCTCCTAGCGCCACCCGATCCAATACGCTTGCTCCGGCTCTGGTCAGCAACAGCCAGACTTTCTATGCGGCCAGCATATCGGCAACCAGAAGCCTAGCGGCTAGCTTGGTCACTAACGGTCAGACTTTTTATGGCCCAACCGCCAGCAATCTTAATATTATTGCTCCGCCAATGTTTGCGGATAGCGAGTTTATATTCCCGCCGACCGTCACAGCCACTGGCGCAGGGCAGACGGTAACCCCGATCCTTTTCGGCAATAACAATAGCTTCTTTGCTCCAGTGGTCACAAATGGAAGCATTGCGCCTCCAGCGCCGATCACGGCTGGTTCGGTTATTGGTCCTCGCAGACGCCCATTCAGACCGGCGATCCTCTGGGATTTTGATGAGGAAGAAAAGCAAGAAGTCGCGATTGATGGCGAGGCCTATGCTCCTGCTGCCATCTCGACCAGTGGCGTTGGCAGGGTATTTGCAATTGGCGAAGTCAATGCGGAAATTCGTGCGGCATCCGCCGAAGCAAGCGGCTGGGTGAGAAGTGTAGAAGCCAAATCAAGCTGGAATGATCCGACTGATGGGGAGCTAATCGCCCTCATTTCTATGGCCTTTTAGTTTCGGTTGACCCCTATGGGCTGCCGTGTTATTTTATTTTAAAATTTTGGGGGTAAACGTGCCTGAAGATACAAACGAAAGCATCGACGTAGAGGCGGTGATTGAGGAGCGGGCAGACCCCGTTACCGTTCATCGCGCTGCTGTTGACATGGATGTCCGAGGCCGCGACGATAAAAAGCGCACCGTTGACATTGCCGTTTCCTCGGAATTGCCGGTTGAGCGCAGCTTCGGCAAGGAAATTCTGGTTCATGAAGGCAATGCCATTGATATGGCGTTTCTTGCCTCTGGCCGTGCGCCACTTCTTCTCGATCACGATATGGAGAAGCAAATTGGCGTAATCGAATCTGTTGAACTTTCTGCTGATCGAAAGCTACGGGCCAGAGTCCGGTTCGGGCGTTCGGCACTCGCGGAGGAAGTTTATCAGGATGTTGTCGATGGTATTCGGGCGAACGTCTCGGTCGGTTATCGCGTCAACAAAATGGAGCGTTCTGCTTCGGGCAAAGATGAATATCTTGTTCGTTCGTGGTCGCCCCTTGAGGTATCCGTCGTTTCGATCCCTGCCGACCCGTCAGTTGGCGTGGGCCGCAGCGCGGCTGCTCTCGAACCCCAACCTAAAGTTGAACCATCCATCAAAAAGGAAGTCAAAATGACTGACGAAGTTAATCTGGATGCGGTTCGGGCCGAAGCTGCTGCTGACGCTGCCCGCAACGTATCTGAAATCCTGTCGCTCGCTGCTCGCCATAACAAGCGCGATCTGGGCGATGCCGCCATCAAGGCTGGCAAGAGCATTGAACAGTTCCGTGGCGAACTGCTCGACGTAATTGGCAACGACAAGCCGCTCGAAAACGACAACATCGGTCTTTCCAAGAAGGAAGTCCGCCAGTTCTCGGTCGTTCGTGCGATTGCCGCACTTGCCAACCCCGGTGACCGCCGCCTGCGCGAAGCTGCTGCATTCGAGTTTGAAGCCTCGGAAGCTGCTGCACAGCGTTATGGCCGCTCGGCTCAGGGCGTCATGGTTCCGACCGACGTTCTTGGCGTGTGGAAACAGCGTGACCTGAACACGTCGGACGATAACGAAATCGTTGCAACCAATCTGCTTGCTAACGAGTTCATCGACGTTCTGCGCAATCAGGCTTCGGTCATGCAGGCTGGCGCTCGTATGCTCCCCGGTCTGGTTGGCAACGTGGCCATCCCGAAGAAGACCGCTGCTTCGACCGGCGCTTGGATCAGCACTGAAGGTGGTGCGGCTTCTGAGTCGGAACCGACTTTTGGCACCGTCAGCCTCGCTCCGAAGAACATCGGTGCGTTCACTGACATGACCCGTCAGTTGATCCTTCAGTCAACTCCGGCGATTGAAGCCTTGGTTCGTGATGACCTGACGCAGGCTCTGGCTCTGGCCATTGACAAGGGCGCTCTGGAAGGTACGGGCCTGTCGGGTCAGCCGACCGGCATCCTGAACACCGTCGGCGTCAACAAGCCGACCAGCTTTGCTGCTGCGGTTCCGACCTTTGCTGAAATGGTTGCACTGGAATCGGCTGTTGCCGAAGACAATGCTCTCATGGGCAACCTCGCGTACATCACCGACGCAGCCACCTTCGGTGGTCTCAAGACCAAGACGAAGGATGCTGGTTCGGGCATGTTCGTGATCGAAAACGGTCAGGCCAACGGCTACCGCGTGATCCGTTCGCAGCAGGCAACTGCTGGTAACGTCTACTTCGGTAACTTCTCCGACTGCCTCATCGGCATGTGGGGTGGCCTCGATCTCACGGTCGATCCGTACACCGCATCAACGACCGGCACCGTCCGTATCGTCGCACTCCAGACTGTTGACGTTGCCGTCCGCCATGCGGTCAGCTTCGCCTACAACAACGACGGCGTGTAATTGAATGTTGGGGACCGGGATTTGGAAGTCATCTCGGTCCCCGACTTCTATGGGGAATATTATGCAGTATAAATGTATTCGCGGCGTTGTTACGTCTCAGGGTCCGTTGCAGGCTGGTGATCTTGTAAGCCTTCCTGCCAACGAAGCAGTGGCATTAGTTGCCGCTGGCAAGCTGGCAATCGTAACTGAAGAAGCCGTTCGCGTTGCAGAGGCTCCGGTGGTTGAACACCGTGATCCCGTAATGCCCAAGCGCGGTCGCCCGCCCCGTGCCGGTTGAATCACCCGCTGACATACTCGATTTTTTCGAGTTAGATGATTTTGCAGAGGCTGCCACCTACACTCCTGCTGGTGGTAGCGCCTCTACTGTTCAGGGCATTTTTGATGCTCCACAGGCGAGCCGCAACGCTACCGACCTAATGGACATCACGATCCCTGCGCCGCAGTTTGTTTGCCGCACGGTGGATGTTCCAAATGCGGCTGACGGCGATGACATTGTGATCCGCACCGTTGCTTATAAGGTGCGTGTCGTGCTAACAGACGGGACCGGCGTTTCTACGCTATTGCTCGAAAAGGTATGACATGGCCCATGTGCGGCAGCAAATCAGGGACTATGTTGCCACACTTTTAACCGGATTTATCTATGATAGATTCGGGATTGTTTTGCGCGACCGTGCGGGCAATCAATTGACAGACGGAGACAGCATTCTCGGCACCGGCACAATTTACAAGTTCCGGCGTTACTCCCTTGACGAAAGTCAGCTACCGGCGCTGTGCGTTTACACGACATCAGACATTACCAATCTGGCGACCATTGGCGAGCGCAAGTTAGAGCATAGCCTTGAGTTGCGGGTTGACATTATTAACAAAGGCTCAAGCCTCAACATATTTGAGAACATCGAGCAGTTTGCAGCCGATCTGGCTCAGGTGGTTGGCGAAGACTATGACTTTGGCGGTCTTGCCAAAAGCTGCGTTCTGACCAGTTCAGATTTTGCTGTTCAGACCACTGGAGAGAAAGCCGTAGGCACAGGCAAGCTGATATTTGATGTCCGCTACATGACCGCCATAGGCAACAGTCAGGTGTCTGTATAATGTCTCATATCAATAACCAAATCCGCGACCATATTGCCACAGTAATTGGCGCTCTGCCGTTCTTCTCCGGCAGGGTTTATAAGATGCGATCCTACGCCATGGATGACGGCAAATTGCCAGCGGCTGTTGTGTACACCAATCGCCTTGACACCAACCTTGCCACAATCGGCTTTAAGACGCTTATGGGCTCGCTTGGGGTGGTAATTGAGATCCATATCAAGTCTAGCAGCGCCACAATCGTAAATGCCATTGATGACGCCTGCGTTTTGATCGAGGATGCTCTGGGCGCTGACTTCACTCTCGGCGGACTGGCGAAGAGTTGCGTCCTGCGCGAAAGCAATGTTGACATAAGCGTTGAAGGTGAAAACCCAGTTGCGTCTGCGCGATTGTCTTATGCCGTCGAATATGTTAGTGTCATTTCTGATTTGGAGACGCCGCGATGAAGATGGTCAAGGTTTATAACGCCAACGGCGACGAAATTCTGGCTTGCCATGTCGATCTGGATTATTATGCCAGCATCGGTTGGAAGCCGCATGAAGAGAAACCCAAGGCAAAGGCTAAGGCGAAAGAGGAGTCTGAATAATGGCGACCCATACTGGTTCGGAAGGCACCGTTCGGGTTGGTGCCAATGCTATCGCGGAAATCCGCTCTTATTCTGTTGAAGAGACTTCGGACACTGCCGAAGATACTTCGATGGGCGATTCTTATCGCACGTTCAAAACGACCCTGAAGGCATGGTCTGGCAGCGTTGACGTGTTCTGGGATGAAACCGATACCAACGGTCAGATTGCCCTCGCCCCCGGCTCAGAAGTCACGGTTAACTTCTATCCTGAAGGTGCCTCTGCTGGCGTCTCGGAGCGTTACTACACCGGAACAGCAATCGTTACGGGTAAAACCGTTACCGCCAGCTTTGATGGCATGGTGGAGTCCACAATCACGCTTCAGGGCAACGGTGCCTTGACGTTCGCAACCTTGGCTTGAGGATATAGGGAATGGCTACTCACACTGGTTCAGAAGGCACTGTCCGCGTTGGCGCGTCCAACAGTATTCTTGAAATTCGTTCTTACTCGGTTGAGGAAACATCCGACACCGCAGAAGATACCTCGATGGGTGACGCCTATCGCACCTTCAAGACCACGCTGAAGGCTTGGAGCGGTTCGGTAGACGTATTCTGGGACGAAGCCGACACGACTGGTCAGGGCGCTCTTGTGGTTGGCTCTGAGGTTGCTGTGCGCTTCATGCCTGAAGGCACGACCACTGGCGATGTCTATCTGACCGGCAACGCCATTGTTACCGGCAAGACTGTCACTGCCAGCTTCGACGGCATGGTGGAATCAACGATCACTATTCAAGGGACTGGTGCGCTGACCTCTGCTACTGTCTAATTTTAAGAAAGGAAATATATGAGCATTGCAAAGCGTATTTCAGAGCGTACCTCGCATAAACGTCATGTCGAGGTTCCTGAGTGGGGTGAGGCGGGTTCGCCTGAAAAGGTCTATTATGGGCCGCTTCTTGCTGGCGAACTTAATCGCATTCAGCGCAAGCACCCCAATTTTCTGAGTTCAGCATCATTCGAGGCGATGGTCGATCTGATCGTTCTGAAGGCCGAAAACGGCCAGGGCGAAAAACTTTTCACGCTTGAGGACAAGGCCGTCCTGATGCGCGAAGAGGTTGGTGTAATCTCGACCGTTGCGGCTGCTCTGATGAGTGGCACTAGCGCGGAAGATTCGGAAAAAAACTAAGGGAAGATCCGCTGAGGTATAACCTCATTACCTTGGCGGATCGACTTGGGAAAACCATCGCAGAGATTGAACAAATCTCCATAGACGAGTATAACGAGTGGCTCGCTTATTTTAAGCTGAACGAGGAAAGGCAAAAGCGTGGCACAGGAAAGAGTTGAGTTTTTATTCGCTGCTCAGGTCGAAGGCCAGCAGCAGATGCAAAAGCTAATCGCTTCTGTGGACTCGCTTCGTGCCGAGACCGAGAAATTAAAGTCGGCCAATGCTGGGCTGGCCTCATCTACTGAGACCGTTATCCGCAACGGTACTCGTTATAATAATGTGGCTGACGCTCAATCTAAGCAATTGCGCCAGCAGCGCCAAGGCACCCAACAGCTTGGGATGCAGTTTAACGACTTGGCTACGTCGATCTCGACTGGCGCAAGTCCTTTGCAGGCATTCAACCAGCAGCTTGGTCAAATTGGTTTTGCCATGTCCATGATGAGCGGGACTGCTGGGAAGGTAGGCGCATTTCTTGCTGGGCCTTGGGGCGCTGCCATTCTGGTGGCGACGATGGTCCTTGGGCCATTAATATCCGGCCTATTCGATACCGGCAGCGCGGCTGAAGAAGCAGCTAAAAAGGCAAAGGATTTAGAGGACGCCCAAAGAGCTTTAGCCGAGGCAGAGGGTGCTGTTGTTTCTGCGCAAGCTCGGATCGATGAAGCCCTCGGCAAAAACGTAAATAGCTACATTGTTGCGCAGCGAGTTGCTATTTCCTTGGCAAATGCTGAAATTGCCAGCGGGAAGGCGGCTTTATCAGCGGCCCAAGATCGCATCGAGGCGGCAAAAGCATCGATGATGGCTAATGCCAAAATGACAGCCACTGGTCGCGGACTTGGCCCTGTTGGTGTTTTGGTTGAGGGATTTGGTCGCGCAAGAGAATATTTTCAGGATAATGAAGCCGAAATTAATGACGGCATTAAATCACTGACGGCTTTGCAGACAAAGCTAAAAGGCGTTCAGGCTAAGATGCTAAATGTCCAAGCTGACATTATGACAAAAAAAGACCCCAGCAGTCGCAAGACAGGTGACTCTTCGAGTTCAAAAATTAGCGAAGCGCAAAAAGAAGCCGAGAAAATGCGCGAGGCATACGCCAAAGAGCAGCAAAAGGCGGTCTTGGATTTCCTTAGCTTCACCTCGAAGTTGGGCCAAGCTGATCTCTCTGGATATCAAAAAGATATAGCTGAAATTCAGCAGAAATTCGGCGCTATGGGCCTTGATGATCAGGCTCGCTATGCCCAGCAATTTAATGATGCTCTGGCATCCGCGGACATAAAGCAAATCAACAAAGACTATGAAGATTTGCAAAAGACTTTGGATGAGGGTCTGCTCCCTGCCATCGCTGAAATGGCATCTAAGCCTACCGAAGCTATGACTGCGATTTCGACAAGAGCAGAGGAAATGAAAACCTCTTTTGAGGCGATTGGTAACGCCGTATCGGACGCCTTCCAAGGCATGTTGACTGGTGCTACCTCCTTTAAGGATGGCATGAAGGGCATCATCAATAGCGTGATTAGCGAACTGTGGAGGCTTTATGTCGTTCAGCAGATCGTTGGCTTTGTCACCAAGGCCATTGGCGGAATTACGGGCGTCAGCCTGCCTGGTAGGGCCGTTGGTGGTCCCGTTGCCAGCAACCAGCCGTATATGGTTGGCGAGAAGGGGCCTGAACTTTTCGTCCCTCGCGGCAACGGCACGATCATCCCTAATCACAATATGAAGGGCGGTGCAGGGGCTGGTGGCATCAATATCACTGTAGACGCTCGCGGATCATCTGATCCTGCGGCTGTCCGCGCACAGGTGCAGCAGGGCATCCTTGAGGCCGCTCCTGCGATCATCGCTGCGGCAGAGGCCCGTACAACTAGAGGCCTGCGCCGTCCGCGCCTTGCTGGGGTTATGCAATAATGGCTACTATAACTTTGCCTTCAACGCCTAAGCCACAAAGCATGTCTTGGCGCTTTGTCATGCCAAGCCAGACGAACGTATCTGGCTGGACGGGCAAGCGTCAAACCATCGCCTCTGGCCGTGGTTGGTGGGAATGCCAGATCACGTTTCCGCCCATCGTTGGCACCAGCCTTATCAATCCTTGGCGCTCATTCATTGCGCAGGCGCGTGGCCGGACCAATGATTTTCAAATTCCGGTCGATCCTACGGCGCAGTCAGCTTCCGGTGCAACTGCACTTGTCAACGGCGCTGGGCAGACTGGTCGGAGCCTTGCAACAGATGGCTGGCCTGCATCGACCACGGTGCTTCAGGCTGGGCAGTTTGTCACGATCAATAACCAGTTGCTGCAACTTACGGCCAATGTCACATCTAACGGCTCTGGGCAGGCAACGATTAGCTTCGAGCCGCCTGTTAGGGTTGCGCCTAGTGACAATGCTGTAATTGAGTTTCGCAATCCGTTTTGCTTGATGTATATGGTGGAGGAACCGACACTTTCGGTCGAGGCAGGCTATGTGTATAGCCTCTCGCTGAATCTACGGGAGTCCTTCTAATGGTCGATGCTACAACTCAGGCTGCTTTGGAAGCGCCGATTGTTCATTGGCGAGTTCTTCTATATGCTGATTTCGACGGTGACGTTTTTCGCGGCACCAGCGGGATTTATGATAAAGTAGTTTCTGGTTCTGGCGATTCGGAGTTGGACGGGACATACGAAAGCTACGACCACGATCTCATTCAGGTTTCCTCTGTTCAGCATAATGAAACTGGCTCTGATACGGTTTCGATTTCACTTGGCGGGCTGATTGTCAACCTCGACTTTTTACAAGAAAGAGATGGCGATTTTGTAACTGACCGCGAAGGCGATTTAATTCGGATGCGGTCTTCTGACTTCCTCAACATGATCGGCGATAAGACACGGTGGCAGGGTCGAGCAGCCCGCCTTTGGTTCTATTGCGTTGATGAGAACGAGAACCAAGTCGGGTCAATCATTCCTTATTACACCGGCTACATGAATGAGGTTGGCATCTCTGGTGCGCCTGATAGTCAGGTCGTTACGCTTACGATTGAGAACTATCTCATCAGCTTGACTGGCGCTCAGAATAAGACGCTCCTCATGCAGAATATCTTTGACCCCGGCGATCTCAGTGGTGAAGCGGCCATCTCCGCAGCCAACGGGGTGCAAGGCAGCGGTCTGTCAGACGCATCCTTTGGCTGGCGTGGCGGTGCCTATGGCGGCGGTATGGATATGCTCATGCAGGATCATAAATAATGCGGGTAACGATCTGGGAAGAAGCCTTGTCTGACTATATTGCCAGCAAGCGAGATGAGCCTTTCCAATATGGCGTCAATGACTGCTGCATGTTCGCTGCGGGGGCTGTTGAGGTCATGACGGGTGTCGACCCCATGCAGGAGTTCAAAGGCTCCTACAGCGATCTACGGGGCAGCATTAAGGCATTGAAGGAGATCGGTGAGGGCGATCTTGAAACCACCCTCGACAGCAAGTTTGACGAAATACCTATTAGCCATGCACAAAGAGGCGATCTTGCTTTCTTCGATCAGAGTGTTGGTGTAATAATGGGTGGCTTCGCATATTTCGTCTCCGACGATGGGCTGGAGCGCGTTCCCCGCGAAATGTGGGATAAGTGCTGGAGCGTTGAGCGTGGGTAGCCAAAAAATAATAGGAGGCTGTCATCGGTAAGATTGTAAAGAGCGTTGCCATTGCCGCAGCCCTTGTCGGCTTGGCAATTGTAACTGGCGGCGTTTCGCTTGTTCCGACATTCACTGCGGGCAGCTTTGTTAGCGTAACCGCTGCTGGTGCAGCAATGCTCGCTATGGCAGCAACCACTGTCCTGTCTGGTGTTGCACAGCAGTTCTTCGGGCCAAGAGCGCCTAAGACGCAGCTCTCCCGCCTAAACGTTAGTCTCGATCCGATCACACCGCGCAAGTCAGTCTTCGGCACGACTGCCATGAACTTGGACCTTCGCTACCACGAAAGCAGCGGCACCGATCAGGAATTTATTGATTATATTATTGCCGTCGCGGCTCATAAAGTTGCGTCGATTGATGAGATTTGGTTTGAAGAAAAGCAGGCTTGGACTGCCACTGGTGGCGTGACCGCAACCTATACCGGCTATCTGACTGTAACGACCCGCACCGAAGGGACGGCTGGCAATACCATCGCCGTTAATGGTGGCGCGAAATGGGGTTCATCGCGTCGGCTCACTGGCTGCGCTTATTTGCATATTCGGATCAAGCGTACTGGCAACACCAAGAAGGCTGAAAGCCCGCTTGTAAACGGCCTGCCTAGCCGCGTGACGATCATTGGCAATGGTGCGCTCCTCTACGACCCCCGCAAGGACAGCACAGTTGCTGGCGGCTCTGGAAGCCATCGCTCTAACGATCAGACCACTTGGGGCGTTTACACCGACGCAGACGATTGCGACAATCCGGCGCTCCAGCTTCTCTGGTGGCTTCTGGGCTGGAAGATCAATGGCAAGCTGTCTGTTGGCTGCGGCGTACCGGCGAACCGGCTTGACATGGCTTCGTTCGTCACTGCGGCCAATATCTGCGACGAAAGTGTGATCCTCGCCACTGGGGGAACCCAAAAGCGTTATCGCACTTCAGGCACGGCTTCAGACGCCGACAGCCGCATGGACATTATCAATACCTTCCTCATGTCCATGAACGGTACGCTTCGCGACAATTCCGGCAAGTTGACGCTGACGGTCATGAAGAATGATCTTGGTGAATATGTGCTTGATCTTGACGAATCGGACATGCTTGGCGAATTCGATTGGCAGCAAACTCGCGGCCTGACAGAAAACTATAATGTGGCCCGTGGCCGCTATGTCGATCCGTCTTACACCAGCCTGTATCAGATGGTGGACTATCCTGAGGTTGGCTTCACCTCTTCGGACGGGATCGAACGCGCCACCACCATTGACTTGGCCTATGTCGAGGATGGTCGGAGAGCGCAGCGGATCGCCAAGCAAATTTTGCAGCGCAACCAGTATCGCGGCATGTTCAGCGCCACCTTCAACGCCAAGGCGCTTGGCTGTCAGGTTGGCGACGTTGTGCGTCTTAGCATCGAGGCCCTTGGCTGGTCGAATAAGCCGTTCCGCGTGATCAGTCAGGAAATCCGCTTCGACGGTCAGGTGCCTTTGGCTCTGGTCGAAGAGAATGCTGCGATCTACGCTTGGGATCGTGAGGACTCGGCTCCGGTAACGCCCACCGCCCCGACTGTTTACGATCCGCTGAACAGCCCGTTCATTCTTGGCATTGATGATGCTTTGACGGCGGCTCAAAACGCCCAAGCAGAGATCGATATCATATCCTCCGACAACTGGCTCTCTGCCGCTGAGAAGCCCACGCTTAAGGTTGTCTATGATGCGCTCATCGCCAATTACACGGCGCTCGATGCTAAGGCGGCTGCCCTTGGGGTGGCTTCCACAGAGCGCACCAACGCGACCAGCGCCATCAATTCTCTCAACAGCTTCCTTTCGGGGCTGACGCCTTCTTGGACCGACACGGCCCAAGATACACCGTGGACCGGCACAACGGCCAACACTCGCTTTGATGATGCACATGAGAAGGTGGCGCTTCTTCAAGCGGCTGTGCAGGGCTTGCCCGGTGCCGATGGAACAGATGGGACTGACGGTACAGATGCCATCACTGGCCTGCTCACCAATGAGGCCGTTACGCTTTCCGCAGACAGTTCTGGCGTTGTGTCTAGCTTCACGCCAGCCGATGGCACGTTCAAAGTCTTTCAGGGTACGACGGACGTTACCACCAGTTCGGCGTTCACCGTGGCATCGTCGAGCAACTGCACGGTGTCCATTGGCGGCAGCGCCGGCATCTATTCGGTCAGCGCCATGACTGCGGACACGGCTTCGGCCACATTCCAAGCGGTCTACAGCGGCGTTACCATCCAGAAGGTTCTGAGCCTGTCTAAGTCTCGGACTGGTACTGCTGGTACTGACGGAACAGATGGAACTGACGGCGTTAACGGCAACAAGTTTGTTCCGATCTTCAAGCGTTCGGCCACACTGCCAACCACGCCCACGGGCAACTTGACGCCTGCCGGATGGTCGACCTCTATTCCTGCGGTCAACGGCCAGCCTGCTTGGCGTAGTGATGGCGAGATTTCTGGCGCATCGACGCTGGTCGGTAGCTGGACAACGCCAGTATTGTTCGAAGCCGTGGCTCCCTCGCCTGCCTCTCAGACGATCCTCATCACGGCGCAGACGCAAACCACCTCTGCCATCACGATCAGTCTGGACAATGGCGAGAGCCGTTCGATTGATGCCCGTGTCCGCGTGACCGGCCTTTCCAGTTCGACCACTCAAAACGTCATTATCGAATGGCGCGAAATTGGTGGCACTTATGCCCAGCTTGGCTCGACTGGCTCGGATAGCGGTGGCGCAGGCGATACGGTCTTCGCCATTGCACTAGAGACACTCACCAATAGTTCTGGCATACCAAAGGCTTATGAAATCAGGGCGGTTGCCTCAAAGTCTGGCGGCACCGGAACCATTGACCAAGCATCCAGCTACCTGAAAGCGTAAAGTAAATTGCTTTTTGCCGCCAGAAATGATAGGAGTTCGAAATGGCCTATATCTACGACCTAACCGATACTTGGAACGCTGGCGGAACTACGTTCAACGCCATCAAGATGAATGTCACCGATAGCGCGTCGGCTTCGGCCTCGAAGCTGGTGACGCTTCAGACCAATGGCACTGAGCGTTTTAGTGTTACCAAGGGTGGTCAGGGATATTTTAGTGGGAATGTTGGGATTGGTACGACTTCGCCTCCGCTGAAATTTGTTGTCTCTAACGCTGGCGCAGCAGGGTTGGAAATTGACCCGACCGCAGTGGCTTCTGCACCCGTCATCCAGTCCTACAACCGCAGCGGTGCTGCGTACACCCAACTGACCTACAGCGCTCTTCAGCATGTCTGGCAGATTAGCGGTACTGAGCAGATGCGCATCGACAGCTCGGGCAACGTCGGGATTGGCATAACCCCTACGGCTAGACTGCACGTTGCGGGCACTATTCAATCCTCTTCTGGCTCGACTACGGCGCAAATGTTTGCCGATGGTAGCGCAGCGTACTTCACCAGTGTAGGCGCTTTCCCCTCCATCTTCAGCACTAACGGCACCGAGCGCATGCGCATTGACAGCTCGGGCAACGTCGGGGTTAATTGCACCCCCAGCCCGTGGGTGTCTTCGTGGCGCGCTATTGATATAACCACTGGCGGCGGTGCGCTTTTTGGTAGCCTTGCTATTTCGGGTATTGCGAACAACGCCTACCTCGATAGCGGTGTAGATTGGCGCTACAAATCCAGTTTCGGCGCGGCCCAGATATACATGGGCTCGAATGGGGCCACCACGTTCTACAACGCCGCTGCAGGTACCGCAGGTAACGTAATCAGCTTTGTAGAAAGCATGCGCATCGACGCAAGCGGTAACGTCGGGATCGGTACGGCTACGCCTTCTTATAAGTTGGAAACTCGCACAGACGCGGTATCCGGTTTCAATTGGGTTGCCTCGTTTAACAACACCGCTACCGGTGGTTTTGGTGCTGGGTTTCTAGCCCGCTCAAGCGTTGGTTCTGCATATTTTTATATGCGTGGTGATGGGGTTGCGTATGTAGAAAACTCGACCAATAACGCGCTTGGTTTTGCTACTAACGCTACCGAACGCGCCCGTATCGACGGCGCAGGTAACGTCGGGATTGGTACCACCACACCGCAGGCGAAAGTTGAAGTAAATGGTGGTTTGGACGGCGTATATAACGCCAACGTACTCGTAACTAGCACGGCCAACACGGCTAAACTGGCCTTTAACCCCACCGGAGTTAGCTCGTCTGGGGTGGGCAATGTAGGTGGCGGCCTCGTCTTCTACGCCAGCGGCGCTAACACCGAACGCGCCCGTATCGACGCCAGCGGCAATCTGATGGTCGGCAAAAGCACTATGGCAGACACGACAGTCGGGGTCTCCGTCGTCGGTAATACTTCGTCGTCTCAATATGGTGCCATCACCAGCACATTGGCGGCCTCAACCAACGCGAACCAAACTCTACAGGTCTACTCGACGGGCGCTTCGGCATACCGCTTCTACGTCGACATGGCGGGTACCGTGTTCGCCACAAGCACGACGATCAGTGCCATCTCTGATATTCGCTTCAAGGAAAATGTGCGGGAGCTGGATGCTGGTCTGGATACGATCCTTGCCCTTAAGCCTCGCCGGTTCGACTGGAAACAGGGTAAGGGTAAAGACGTACGCGACGACATGGGCTTCATTGCGCAGGAAGTCGAAGAAGTGCTGCCCGAGCTGATCGGCGGTTGGAAAGCCGGTGAAGGTGAGCCTGACGACCTCAAGTCTGTCAAGGCAGGTGACCTCATCCCCGTGCTGGTAAAGGCGATCCAAGAACTTACCGCCCGTGTGGCGCAACTCGAAGGAAACTAAAATGGACTGGAAAATCGTAAGTCTCGAATGCTATCCTGAATATGAAGGTCAGGAAAATGTCGTGTTCACCGCGCACTGGACGCTCGCTCACGAAGAAGATGGCTTCAGCGGCTATGCCTATGGCTCTGCTGGTTTGACGCTTGATCCTGAAGCTGAGTTCATTGCCTTTGATGCTCTGAGCGAAGACACTGTCGTTGGTTGGGTAAAAGATGCACTTGGTCAAGAAGGTGTTGATAGATACGAAGCATCCATCATGAAACAAATCGAGGATCAGAAAAATCCGCCTGTTATCAGGCCTGAACTTCCTTGGATTTAAGGTGCTGAGATGAGCGTCCACAAAGCAATTCACGCACTGGGGGATAACGTGAAGCATATTGCCGACTGGTTTTCTGTTGCGGTTGCTGCGGGGGCGCTCTCTCAAATCCTGCCGCCTTTGGCGTCTTTACTCACTATAGTCTGGATGAGCCTTCGCATTTACGATTGGTTCGAAGCCAGATTTAACGGGGAGCGGCTACCTAAAGATTAGCCGTAATTATACGAGGTGATTAATGCCGCCACCCGGCCCATCTGAAGAAGAACTGCTAAAGTTCATTAGAGCCTATGAAGCCTGCGGGCATAATCTGACGCAGACCGCAAGGTTTCTGAACAGATCGAGGCCGACGCTCCAGCACTGGCTCAATCACTACGTCCCCAACATGACGGCAAAGCCAGAGGCCGAGGAACTGCCTCCCTCTGATCTGCCATTCGAGGAACGCCTCGAAACCATGAAGAAGCGCAACTCGCTTCGGATCGCACATGCCAAGGCCTTGGCGTGGCAAACGATCAGGGTACCGGTCGAGGGTCCATATGGCCTTTGCTGGTTCGGCGATCCCCATCTTGACGATCCTTTCTGCGATCTAAACCTGGTCGAGGAACATGCTGCGATCTGCCGCGAGACTGAAGCCCTCTACGGCTGCAATGGTGGCGACAGCATCAATAACTGGGTTGGTCGCCTAGAACGGCTTTATGCAGAGCAGTCAGCCACCTCATCTGAGGCGTGGGAACTGGTCGATTGGTTCATGAACGATCTCGGCATCAACTGGCTGCTTTGGATACTCGGCAATCACGATGTCTGGAACTACGGCTCTCGCATCTTCGAGCGCATGAACACCCAGAAGGTTCTGATGCGCGACTGGGATGCGAAGCTGAAGCTTGTCTCTCCATCTGGTGAAGCCACAGTCTGGGCGCGGCACGATTTCAAGGGCCACTCCATGTATAACGAGATGCACGGCCTCAAACGTGCCTCGATGATGGATGAGCAGGCTGATATCTATGCGGCGTTCCACCGGCATACTTGGGGTGTGGCTCAGGGCGAGATGGAGAACGGTCGCGATTATTGCTTGATCCGCGCTCGCGGATATAAGATGAGCGATGACTATGCGCTGAAAAAGCAGTTCACTGAGCAGCTTCGAGGGCAGTCCGTTGTGACTGTGATCGAGCCTCGCTTTGGTGATAAGCCGCTCGTTCATGCGTTTAAGGATGTAGAAACTGGTGCAGACTTTTTGACATTCCTGCGCCAAAAAGGAGGCTATTAATGAATACGAATTTTGATGAAGCACTGAAGATGGTTCTGGCTCACGAAGGCGGGTTCGTAAACGATCCGCACGATAGGGGCGGTGCTACCAATAAGGGCGTCACCCAGAAGGTCTATGATGCCTACCGGCAGACCCGTGCGCGTCCGATCCAGTCTGTGAAATTTATCACCGAGGATGAAACCAAGGCGATCTACAAATTTCAATACTGGGATCGGGTGCAGGGTGACTTTCTGCCTCGCGGTCTCGACTATGCTGTTTTCGACTATGCGGTCAATTCTGGCGTGGCGAGAGC